AGGAGATCACGTTTAAGAATGGTGCTAGATATCTGATCCGAGCCGGCAATTCAGCCGCTCGAGGTATTGCTGCGCCAGATGTGATCCATATTGACGAATTACGCGAATTCGATACCGAGGATGTCTGGTCATCGATGCGATTTACCCAGATGAGTAATCCAAATCCTCAAAGTTATGTCTATTCGAACGCAGGTCACGCCAATTCGGTATTGCTACTCAAATTTAGGGAGCGAGGGTTAGCAGCCGCAGAAGGAGCAGACGATTCGATCGGCTGGTTCGAGTGGAGCGCCGTGCCGGGGGCTGAGATAACAGACAAGGACGCTTGGTATCAAAGCAACCCTAGCCTTGGCCATACAGTCCATGAGGACAACATTAAAGACTCTTTATCAGATCGGGAAGACATTTTTCGCACTGAGGTATTGTGCCAATTTGTCTCGATGATCAATCCAGTCATATCTGAAGCCGAGTGGAAAAAGTGCAAGGCAGATGTACCGGCTTTGGACGACGAAAAAGATACATGGATGGCGATAGACCTGAGCCCAGACAGAAAGCATGGATCGCTCGTTGCCGGCCAAAGACGTTCTGAAGATAAGTTTATGGTGACCTTATTGCACACTTGGTTCAATCCAGTGAATCTTGATGATAAAGAGATGGCTTGCGACACGCGCAGAATCGGAAGTAGACATTCAGATAGGATAATGTCTAAAAGTAAGACATCTCGTGTATAATATGTCCAATGGGAATTCGGGAAATCTTTTCTTCTAAGCCTTCGGTAGAACTTACCGTTGATGCTGCGGCTGCACCTGCGCCTTTCAATAATATGGGCGCTTATAATCAATTTTTATTTACTCAATCAGTAGCCAGCCGTGAAACCGCCATGGCCGTGCCTACCATCGCACGCGCACGCAACATAATTTGTAGCACACTCGCAGGATTGCCACTGGAGTTATATTCAAAGGTTGATGGTTCACACGTTACCGCTCCAGATGTCCTAAACCGTCCTGATCCACGTGTGCCGGGTTCTGCTATCTACGCATGGCTTGCAGAAGACTTACTATTTCACGGAGTTGCTTATGGACAAGTTCTTGAGCAATATGGCGAGACAGGTCGCGTTCGTGCATGGACTCGCATAGATCCATCTCGCGTATTCCGTCAATTAAATTCTAACCAGACTGAAATTATCGGCTATCAAGTCGATGGAGCAAACGTTCCAAATCAAGGAGTCGGTTCCCTAATCGTTTTTTACGGAATGGACGAAGGAATTCTTAACCGCGCAGGTCGCACAATTCGCGCCGCACACGCTCTAGAACAAGCCGCTGAAACTTTTGCTAAAGAGCCAGTTCCATTACAAGTTCTCAAATCAAATGGAACTAATCTACCGGCTGAACGTATTTCTAAACTATTAGAGTCATGGCGCACCGCTCGACTTACTAAATCTACTGCGTTCCTAAACGCTGACGTAGAATTGCAAGCGTTGGGCATCGATCCAGCAAAACTCCAACTCAATGAGGCTCGCCAGTATGTTGCTCTGGAATTGGCTCGCGCTTGCAACCTTCCTGCATATTTCGTAAGTGCTGAGATGACGAGCATGACGTACTCCAATTCCGTTTCGGAAAGGCGTTCCCTTATCGATTTCAGCATGAAGCCAATTTTAACCAGCATAGAGCAGCGCCTCAGCATGCCAGATTTCGTCTCTAATACGACTGAGGTTCGTTTTAGCCTAGACGAGTTCCTTCGTACCGATGCATTGCAACGTGCGCAGGTCTACGAGATTCTTAACCGTATTGGTGCGATGTCCGTGGAGCAAATTCAAGAAGAAGAGGATCTAATCGATAATGGAAATTAATTTCTCGATGAATGTAGTAGCCGCTGACGCCGCAAAGCGCGAAATCACCGGCAGAGTCGTCACTTGGGGCGAAAAGGGTTATACCTCAGCAGGAGAAACAGTATTTGAGCCGAACTCAATAGAGTTCGGTAAGAAGACAAAACTTCTTCTTGAGCATGAGCGTACTAAGCCACTAGGGACTCTCAAATCTTATGAAATTACCGATCAAGGCATCGACGCCGTTTTTCATGTCGCCAAGACAAGCGCTGGCGAAGATGCATTAGTTGAAGCAAGCACAGGTCTACGCGATGGATTTTCAGTAGGCGTAAAAGTCGATGCTTGGGATAACAAAGACGGAGTAATGCACATTAGCGCTGCAAAACTCATCGAAGTTTCGTTGGTGACAGATCCAGCGATTGATTCTGCTCGCGTTTCCGACGTAGCAGCATCAGAAAACACAGAGGAAGTTCCAACAGAGGAAATTCCATTAACCGAAGGAGAAGGCCTAGTGTCTGAAACCGTTTCAGAGGCAACCGTTACCGAAGCGGTCGAAGCCTCAAAGCCAGCAGCAACAGTAAGCGCATCTGCGCCAGTTGCTTACACATCACCACGCGTAAATCTTGACGTAACAGCAGGACAGTACGCAATGGCACAGATCCACGCATCACGCGGCGACGCAGATGCTCGCGATCTTGTTGCAGCCCTTCAGGTTGCTACAGTTGCCGAGAACACAGGTATGGTTCCACCTAACTACCTACGCGACGTAATTGGCGTTATTAACGAGTCACGTCCGTTTATTGATTCAATCGAGAGAGCACCTCTCCCACAAACTGGAATGAAGATTTTTACGCCAAAATTAGGCACGAAGGCCACCGTAGCCTTGACTGCCGAGGGCGCTGAGTTCTCATCAACAGATACAAGCGTCACCTTCCAAGAAGACACAGTTGTTAAGTTCGCAGGCGCAGGTATCATCGACGTCGAACTACTTGACCGCAGCGAACCCGGGTTCCTTGACCTTTATCTCCGTGAGTTGGCTGAATCCTATGCAATCAAGACAGATGCATACGCAGCACAAATCGCAGCACAGAACGCAACACAGTCATCTGCAGCAACAATCTATGCGTCAATCGCAAAGGGTATTGCAGATTCATACGGCGTAATGCGCTCAACTCCAAACCGCTTGCTCGTTGCTAACACAGGTGGAGAAGACGGAATCGATTTCGCAGGACTTCTTGCAGCAGTCGATTCAACAGGTCGCCCACTATACGCAGCCGCAGCACCTACAAATGCTAACGGCCTCGTATCACAAGGCTCAACATCAGGCACAGTCGCAGGTCTTGGACTTGTCGTAGATGCTAACTACACAGGTGACGATGCAAACGCAAAGCATGCACTTGTCTACCCATCAAACGCAATGCGCTTCCACGAGAGCAACAAGATTGAACTTCGTGCAAACGTAGTTGCAAACGGTCAGGTTGAAATCGGACTCTACGCTTATGTAGCAGTCGTGAACCGTTACCCAGCAGCGTTCCGTAAGTTGAACGTAGCGTAACCAAACTAATCATGGGGGGGCGGTTGCTCCCGATCGTCCCCCCAGTCGCTTACTAGAGAGGATGTAGAGATGGCTTCAATCGTTACAGTTGCTGAACTAAGGTCAATCCTTGGCGTCTCTACGTCCCTCTACAGTGATGCTTATTTAACGGACGTAATAGATACCGCTGAAGCCGTAATTTTGCCTATGCTGGTCAAATACGCATCGCCTATTTCAGCCGTTGAACTTCAAGATAACATCGCTCGATACATCGTATTAGGCGAGAATAATTTTTCAGAGGGTCAGAGCGTAGTCATCACAGGATGCGGCTCCCCGTTTAATGGAACTTTTACAATTTCAGATTCTTTTGAAGATTCATTCAGTGTCGCTATAACAAATGCTGACATCACCCTAAAGAACGTCATTCCATCAGGCTTGGCAACCCTTTCGGGCGCATCTACTTATGTCGGAATTAGTGCAGTCGAGTCAGCAGTTCTTGCAGTATCCGTAGAAGTATTTCAATCTCGTATCGCTCCCGGCGGTCAGATTGAGGGCGTAGATTTCACTCAAGTATCGCCTTATCGTTTAGGCCGTAGCCTTTTCAACAGAGTGTCAGGCCTCTTGGGTGCGTATATTGACACTGATTCTATGGTGCAATAATGCCAGCATCAACCATCCTCGACACAGTGCGTCAGCCATTAGCAACCGCATTTGCTAACGTAGCCGGTAACGTCTATGCCTACGTTCCAGAGGCTCCCATGGTTCCGTTCGTAGTCTGCGTTCCAGATTCGCCGTACCTAGAATTAGACATCATTAACAAGACGACAATTCATACTAAAATTAACCTCGTTATCTCGGTCGCAGTTGCATACAACTCCAACCCTGCATCGCTCGATAATCTCGAGCAATTAGTCATTAGCGTTCTGAAAGTTATCCCGTCAGGATACACAATCGGAGCGGTAGAAAAACCAACGGTTACTCAAGTCGGCCCATCCAATTGCTTGGTTGCAGATATTAGAGTTTCCACCTACTACACACAAACAAACTAAAGGATAAACAATGGCAACCACAGTAATCACAGGTCGCGACGTTTCTCTATCTTTCACAGGTGGAACAGATGTCGATGCTCAAGCAACCTCAGCGATCCTCACAAAGACAAACCTTCGCGAGACATATCAGACTCTCGATGGCGAGGCTTACAAGACTACAAACGTAGAAGGCACATTTGCCCTTTCTATGCTTGCTGACTGGGGTAAGGCTAACTCAGTATGCGAGGCTCTATGGGCTGCAGCAGAGTCAGCACCAGATACAACAATTTCAGTCACAATGACCGCCGTCACTGGCGCACAGTTCGTCTTCCCAATCCTTCCAGAGTTTCCAACCGCAGGTGGATCAGGAACAGACGCTCAGACAGTAGACTTCACATTCAAGATCGCTAAGGGTGAAGTTACAGAAACCTTTAGTTAAAAACTAGAAACGGGAGCAAACAATGCAACAAAATATAACAATTAAATATATAGACGGAACTGAAACTACTTACCAAGTAAGACCGCCAGATTACGCCAAATGGGAGATGACCACTAAAAAGGTTATTTCTCAATTCGGTGGGATGTACGACATTCTTTATGTCGCTCATTCAGCCATGAAGCGTGAAGCCGGCGGTAAGCCAGTTAAACCATTGGATATATGGATGGAATCAGTCGCCGATGTTGAAGTCGGTGATGAGAGCCCAAAAGTCATCCAAGAGGAAGCGTAAGCCGACTCTTAGTTGAACTGGCAATAGCCACACAGATCCCCATGGATCACTGGCAAACAGGTGAGGATATTCTGACCGCTATTGAAGTATTAGAGGAGCGTAACCGTGGCAGGTGAGTTAGTAGCACTAGACCAGAGCGAACTTCGTGCAGTCTTCAAGGCACTTAAGAATATGAACGAAGAAGCAGTAGAAGAAGCAAAACGCCAATCGGGAGCATTGGCGGAATTCGCTCGAGATGAAATCATTCAGACATCTAACTCTCTGCAAAGCCGTAAAGTAGCCAGTCGTATTGCTCAGGGTTCTCGTGTAAAGAAGTCAAGCCGTATCGGTGAAATTACTTATGGTTTCGCTTCTCAAAAGTTTTCAGGTGGGGCGACCACTAAGCAAATCTGGGGCGGCTCAGAGTTCGGTTCCAATAAATATAAGCAATTCCCCGTATGGTCTGGCCGTCAAGGTCGAGGCTCTAAGGGTTGGTTTATTTATCCAACGTTACGCAAGATTCAACCGCAGATCGTTGCTAAATGGACTGCCGCGTTCGATAAAATTCTAAAGGAGTGGACATAATGGCAACAGGCACAAGAGCCTTAACGCTCAAACTCCTTGCAGACGTTGATAACTTCACCAAGAATCTCAAGACTGCCGATAATGACGTTCAGACATTTGGCGGCAAAGTATCAGAATTTGGTAAGAAAGCCGGACTAGCCTTTGCAGCCGCAGGTGCAGCGGCCGTTGCTTATGCAGGCAAGTTAGCGATCGATGGCGTTCAGTCAGCCATTGCAGACGCAGCCGCTCAGCAAAAATTAGCGCTTACTTTAGAAAACGTCACTGGGGCGACAGAAGCCCAGATAGCCGCCACAGAAGATTACATAACTAAAACATCTTTAGCCTTTGGCGTTACAGATGAAGAACTTCGTCCTTCTCTAGAGCGTTTAGCCAGAGCCACGGGTGATCTTCAGAAAGCACAAGAATTACAAACCGTTGCGATAGATGTCGCCGCAGGTAGTGGCAAATCACTTGAGGCCGTCACAAATGCCATGGCACGAGCCGCCGAGGGCAATACTGCATCTCTTGGCAAGTTGGGCATTGGGCTCTCAAAGACCGAACTTGCAACTATGTCTATGGAGCAGATTACCTCGAAACTAGCGGCTACCTTCGAGGGTCAAGCCTCAGCCAAGGCGGATACATTCCAAGGCAAAATGGATCGACTCAAAATCGCCTTCGATGAAGGTAAGGAAACAGTAGGCGCTT